CTGCGGTTCGATATGGAGGCCGACACCTTCTGGCCGCTGCCGCCGCTGGCGTATGTCGAGGATACCCAGAACCTACAGGTCGAGAGCATCTCCCGGCGGGCGGATTCGTTGAAGCGGTTTCAGCGGATCGTCCTGGGATCGAGGAGGGAGCGGGAAGCCAACGCGAATCTGAGTGATACGCTCGAGAATGCGAGCGATGGTGAGATAGTGTGGGTAGACGATGTGGCTACGAGCTTTCGGGAGCTGCCGTTTGGCAGTCTGCCTTCGGACCAGCTCGGGCTCGAGTCGGATGCCCGCTTCATGGAGGAGCAGAGCCTTCAGGTCAGCCAGATGGCGATGGGGGGCGGTCCCAAGCGGACGGCTACCGAGGCCAGCTTGATCGCCAGCTACGGCCAGCTCAACCGCGAGTGGATGCAGCAGAGCGTAGCGGACGCCTATAGCTGGATCGTCCGGTCCGCGTTTCGGATGATGGCCGACGAGCGATACCACCCGGAGGAGTTCGTGCTCAACGTGGCGGAGGAGGGCCAGGAGCCGATCTACGAGGCCATCATGGCCGATGTCTTCAAGGTAGACTTCAAGGTGAGTGTCGAGGCGGGCAGCATGGCGCCGCTGGTGGAGCAGCTCGAGCGCGACGATGCGCTCCAGTTGTTCAGCAATCTGATACAGCTACCCGAGATAGATCGACACCAGGCTATTTACACGCTGCTGAAGGCTCACCGGGTCAAAGATCCTGACAAGCTGTTCAAGGATAGTATGGACGCGGACGCTACGAAGGCGGCGCAGTTGGAGAACGTGGCCTATCTGCAGACGGGCGGCGATCCGGGGGTTGTCGAGGGCGAGGACCACCAGGTCCATGTAGAGATACATGGCCAGCTTCTCAACCAGCTCATGCAGCAGATGGGCCAGCTACAGCAGATGCCGGCGGTGGCGCCGATGCCGGGGGCACCGGTGGCGCCGCAGCTACAGCAGCAGCAACAGCTACAGATGGCGATACAAGCCACCCAATCCCACATACAGGTGCATCAGCAGTGGATGGCGCAGGAGGCCCAGGCGATGGGCCGGGCTGCGCCTCAGCCACCGGGACCACCTGGTGGTGGGGGCATGGGTATACAGGGCGTAGTCCAGAGCAACGCCCAGCGGGTCAGCGAACAGGTAAGCGCCCAGGCGGGTCAGGAAGCGCAGCGGGGGTAGGCTATGGCCGTCAACCAGCGACTGCTGCAAGCGCTCATGGACCGGCATATGGCCGCGGCCATACCGGCGACTACGCGCCGCGACCCGATTACGCGGGCGCCGGGCTTGTTGGAGCAGTGGCAGCAGCAGTTTCCGTATCAGCCGGGGCGGCCTGAGATGGGGTTCGACCCGGAAGCGGCCCAGGCCAACATCGTGCCGGGGCTGGTGGAGCGCGGCATGGATGTGAGGACGATGATCGAGGAGCCGGTGGAGACCGGCGTGGGTTTGGCCGAGCTGGCGAAGGGGGCGCTACAGGTCGCCGGGGCGGCGCCCGCGATGGCGGTGGGCAGCAGGAGGGCGCGAGAGGCCGCCAGGCGGCGCCTCGAGGACAACCCGGTGGCGATGATGTTGCAGGGCGGCATCCGGGAGTTGCGCGACCTGGTGGGCGAGAAGGGCGTCATGGGGGCGATGGGGAGCATGGCCAATAGGCCGGTGGATGTGGCGGAGATGATGCTGGGGGTTACGCCCGTGGGGACGGTGCCGAAGGCGGCGAAAGCGGCTAAGGCGGCTAAGGCGGCGAAGGCAGCGGCAGCCCCTGCTCGGGTGGAATTGAAAACATTCAAGCATCCAACAAAAGGTCCAGAGCAGCGATCAATAACGGAAACGAATCTCAGAGAATTAACACAAGACGAGGCCATAGAAGCTGCGACCAGGGGCGTCCACCTAAAGCGAGACAAGACCGGGCAATATATCGGCGCCCCTCGCGGAGTCAATACGCCGGCAAAGCTGAACGCATTGCGCGAAAGCTATGATCGGCAGTTGGAAGAAGCTGCTTTGGGCGCTGATTGGTATAACCGCGCACGGCAGGGCAACATCGAGGTAACGGGCGATCTCACGGCGCCCTCGAACCTTCAGCCCAACATTACCAAGGGCGACCTGGTCTCCGATATATGGGGACTTACTTCGGCCCAGCGGACGCCCGAGGTCAACCTGGGCGTGGCTACGAAGATGATCAACCAGGCCGCGGTAGGTAAGCCAGAGCTGACCGGTACTATGCCCGTTATCAACAAGAAGGTAGAAGACACTTTGTTGGGCGGGCAACGCCAGACCGAGGACTTGCAGAAATTGGGCGTATTCGGGACCAACATTAATCCGAATGTTCCCTACGCGACTACGGGTGTTAATGACATATGGCATGCCCGTGCATGGGGGTATAGCGAACCCGATGGTTCTATTTTCAATAGCGGATTAGGCCCGGCGCAACACGCCTTCCTGGATGGCGAGACAATGTTAGCCGTAGCTCGAGCCAATGGGCGCCAGATAAACGGCAAGACCGATTGGGACGCATCAACGGCACAGGCAGCGCCTTGGGTCGAAGGCAAAGCGCATGGTCTCATCGAATCTAAAGCTAATCAGATTATCAAGGGGTATGAGCGCCGTGGTGCAAAGCCCCCGTCTCTCAAGGAGGCCAAGCGGATAATCATTGAAGACCGCGGCTTTGATATTGACGCCGCCCGTGCCGAAGCAGCGAAAACGTATACGGACTATTTCGATAAGCATACCGCCTTTGCCAATTACGAGGCGATACCGGGCCAAAAGACCGGACACTTGCCGGCGATGTTAGAGGCGGGCGACGATATCAAAGAGCAATACACTGAGGCGCTAACGTCTGTCGATCCACAGGGGCGCGACCTCTTCTACGATGCATTAGGAATTCAAACGCGCTCGACACAGCCTACGCAGGGTTTTTATCGCAATGAAGCCGGCCAGATAGAGGCCAACCCAGGCCGGGTGGCAAGGCCCCTGGTCGGCATCGATCCTACTGCGCCTACGGGCCGGGCTATGGACCAGCCGAGCGTAGACATTATCGAGGGCGTAGAGACGCTCAGGGCGGTCATGTTGGGCCAGGAGGGTATAGGCTACCATAAGCCGTTCCCGAGGTCAGAGGGGGCAAAGGGGGCGGCTACAGGATCGCTGAGAGCCAGGTTGCCGAATCGTCCTACGCCCGATCAATTGGGTGAATTGAATCGAGTGCTGACCAGCGATGAATTTGCGGACCTTCCGTATCAGAGCGCTGCCGACATCCTGGTCGATACGGGCGATGGCATTACCATGATTAACCTGGGCGAGGATTTTGGACCAGCGGTGGTGAAGCCGGCAGACCAGAGAAAGATGGTGGACCGGCTGGGACCCCATCTTGATAGAATCTTTGGAAAGGTAGAAAGTTTCGAGCCCGCCTACGCCCACGGCTCTCTTGTTTCGGGGTTATCTGATATAAAATACGCGGGGCAAGGTACTTCAGTGCAAGCGGTGAAAGATGCGCTGACTAAAGGTGATGCGCCCAGGCTGATCGAGATTCTCGACAGCCCACAGGTGCAACGGGAGGCGGGGCGGATTATAGATGTCTATGAGAGTTTCGGCCAGCAGTTAGGTACGCCGCAGCGCGATGACCTTATCAACTGGCTGACGCTGATCCGGGACGGGCGAGGCAGGGAATCTCTCGACCTCATAGGAAAGATTGCCCTGCCCGCCGGCGCCGGTTTGATACTAACGCAGCTCTTTACGAGCGAAACGTCGAATGAATTGTAGAGGGGTAGTCCCACTGCTCGGCTTCTTCTTCGGTTATATAGCCGAGGGCAGGGGTAAACAAGGTAAAACTCCCCCAAGGCGAAGCCCATCGACCCAGGCCATTGCGCGTATAGTGGGGGCCGCCAAAGGTCGTTTCCGTATCGGGAATATCTTCCGAGCCGGGAATGATCTTATACACAACGCCATTGAAGGCAACAAACTTCTCAGGCGGCGTCTTAGGTTTTTCGGGGGACATAACTACTCTCCTTTTAGCGGTGATGTTTAACGTGGGCCGCAAGCTGGAAGCAAATCGCCCACACATATAATATACGAAAATTAACGACGAAAGACAATTATAGATGCCTTTCAACGACTACGAATGCAAGTGCGGCCAGCGCTACGAGGACCAGTGGGCCACTACCGCCGCGGCGGTAAAGCGCTCGGTCAAGTGCGAGTGCGGCAAGCAAGCCGCGATGGTCTTCGATACGCCGCGTAACGGCATCCATTTCGACCATAGCTCGATGTATGGCCAGTGGAACCCCTCTTTCGGCCAGGTGGTCGAGAGCTACGGTCACAAGCAGCAGCTCATGCGAGAATACGACGTGCATGAGGCTTCGGACGCCAAGGGCGGCAGCCGGTGCCACATACCCAGCGACTATAGTGAGAGCAAGGACGCCCAGCCGAGGGAGCGAGACCCCGGCGCCTGGGGCAATAAGATCGACGCCCCGATGGACAACACCTTGAACCAGTAGAGAAGACCAGCGGTCTGTTTGGCGGCAGACCTTAACCAGAGCCTCGCAAAAAGAAGGAGTGTACCAAGGATGAGCGAAGTAGCGGAAGACCTCCAAGCTACAGACGCAACACCCGTATCGCCCTCCGACACAGCAGACGCCGTCCAGGTGGCCGGCGACCTGTTCGTTTCGTCGGAATCCGATGATATGGCTTCGTCTGATGCCCAGGAAACCTCTGATGCGCCCGCGTTTGATCCTGACACCGTGGATTGGCTACGTGTCAATCCCGATGACGTACCGGAGCAGTATCGTCCGCTTACGGGCGTAGCGCGCAATATGCAGTCGCAGTTCACCCGGACTCAGCAGGATCTACGGGACCGGGAGCGAGCGGCGAGTGCAGCAGAGCAGCAAGCCCAAACCCACCAGGCCCAGATCCAGGCTCTCCAAAGCCAGTTGGCTGCCTACCAGCAGCCCGCCCAGGCTACGGCACCTGCCGATCAGTGGATGCAAAACCTCAACGAGGAAGAGCAGCGCGGTATCGGCATCGTGGATTGGAGAGCCCAGGAACAGATCAATGCGGTGGTCAATCCGCTGTTGGAGCGCCTTAACGCGCTCGAGCAGCAGAGCGCTACCGCGAATGGGTATATCCAGAAGGAAGGCCAGCGATTCTGGGGTCAACAGATCGCGGATGCCGAGGCGGCCTACTCGCCCGAACAGGTCGAGCAATACCGCCCCTTCATCCTGGCCAATGTGAGCCAAGTTAATCCCGCTACGGGCCAACAGTTCACGGTCAAGGAAGTGATGGATCTATTTAGTGGGACTACGGCGGTGGATGCTGCGGAGGTACGTCAAAACGATGAGGCGGTGCGTAAGACCAGTAAGGCCCGCGCCCGCACGAGTTCCTCGGCTACGCCCGCATCTGATGATAGCGGCCCGCTTTCTAAAGGCGAGCTGTATTCGGAGATGGGCAAGTTGGGGTTTGAATGATAACAATCAAACGATGACGTAAAGAGGTATAACATGGCAGCTGTTTCGCGTACCGACAGTTGGGATGCGGCATGGACGTTGACCGCAGATACCCATCGAAAGCGCCTGAGCGATAACATCTTCGACGCCTACCCGTTTCTTGACTTCATGTTCAAGAACGGCAACGTCGAGCAAGAGCCTGGCGGGCGTATCATCCGGGAGGATCTCCTCTACGGAACCAATACAGCCGAATTCTATTCTGGCTATGACGTACTATCGACCAGCGCGGTTGATGGTGTCACTGCGGCATTCTACAACTGGAGATACGCCGCTGTTCCCATCACCATCAACCAGCAGGAAGAGAATCAAAACCGGCGCCGCGAGGATGCTGTTTCTCTTCTCCTGGCCAAGACCGAGCAGAGTATGCTCAGTCTGCGTGACCAGATCAACGCTTCGTTGTTCTCGAGCCAGAGTGGCAAGAGCTGCCTCGGCTTGCAGGACCTCGTTGCCGATTCCTCCGGGACCACGTTGGCGGGTATCAACGCCACCAACGAGACCTGGTGGGAGAACAAGCGCGATACGACCAGCACCGATTTCGACAGCGTAAGCAGCAATATCTACGCTGGCCCGGCGCTGATGGGGACCCTTTTCAACGACTGCTCCGAGGGCAACGAGACGCCTAATTACCTGGTGTCCACGCTCACTTTTTATGGGCAGTATGAGAAGATTTTGGAGTCTACCGGCTACACGCGCTTCCAGGCTAACCAGGGGACGCCGGGGCTGAACGCGCAGAATGCTACGTTCCGCGGTATTCCGTTCACCTATGATAGAGATTGTCCATCCGGTCACCTCTATCTACTTAATACAAAATATTTGAAGCTGAAGATTATGGAAGGCCAGAACTTCTCGAAATCGCCCTTCCGTCATAATACGAATCAGCTCGCTCGCGTTGCATTCATCACTGTGGGTTTGAACCTGATCGTGAATAATCGCCGCCGTCAGGGTGTATTGACGACGCTGACCTAAAAAACCTTGCCCGCAAGCCAATGCGGGTTCATACCCTGAGTCAAAAGGGGAGAGGAAAGTACAATGGCTAATTTGCCACATTCCTGGACCAAAGGTCCGGGGTCGATGGATAATAACGCCTCTACCGTAGGCATTGGAAGTATCAGCGGCAGTAACTTGGGCATCTTTGACGTTACTGATGCTGCATGGTTGCCTATTGGCGCAAAGCGCGAATTTGAAGACGGGCGCATCTTTCGGTTTGCCGAATTTGCTGCCGACACTACTGCGGGCCATCTGGTGGCGCAAGATGTAAGCGCTCAAGCAGTGGTGTACGCAGCAAACTTTGCTACTTCGGGAGCCGCTGCCGGTCAGAAAGATGTAAAACTGGTCGATTCTACCAAGTTTGGTAGCATCACCGCAGATCAATATGCGGGCGGTTATCTGCATACTGTGAATGATGCGGGCCAGGGTTATACGTATCGCATCAAATCAAATACAGTCGGTGGCTCAATAACTGATGGCTCCACGTTTACCTTGTTTGACAACGTAAAAGTGGCGATTACATCGGCAACGGACGTAGCGATTACCGGTAACCCCTATAACGGTCTGGTCAGTGCTACGGCAGCCACCGATATGTGGGTTGCGGGTGTTTGTATCAATGCTATGGACGTTAGCGATAAGAATTATGGCTGGATACAGACCCGCGGCTACGCTACGGTGCTGTATGATGTGGGCGGGTCTGCTGTGACGATTGGTGACCAAGTTACGTTGTCGGATGGCGTAGCTGGCGCAGTTCAACAGCACGATACGCTGGCCGTGGAGCAGATCGTTGGCCACGCGCTGCACGTACCTAATGCAGACGCTGATTTCATAAGTGTCTATTTACAGATTGAGTAATTGGTAACGAGTGGGCGGGGGCGCTTACCGGCGCCCCCGTCTCTCTCGCAGCATACGCGGTCTGTTTGGCGGCAGACCTATATCAGTGCCTCGCAAACGAACAGGAGGGCTCGATGGCCCAGAAGAGCCAGCAGCAACACCACAAGGGACAAGCCAGCGCCGCAGTGACTGATATTGCGACCCGCGCCACGCCCACGGCCCAGCCGAAAGCACCCGAAGGCAAATCCAATGCCGAGGAGCTGGGCCGCATCGTCCAGTTATTCAAAGAGATGCCCGCTCATTACAAGGACGAGATCCGCAAGGAGCTTGGCGCCAGCGGCATCGTGCGCCAGAAGCGGCGCCACCGAGCTACCAATGAGTCGGCGGCCAGCCTGGTCCATACCGCGGGCGATGTGATCCACCCGGAGGGCCATATGGCTACGGCACCCGAATGGGTATACGAGAAGGGCGATCACTTCATAGCGACCTGGGAACAGCGCTGGGACGAGGGGCGGCCCTTCATCACCGAGGGCAACCTGGCTTTCGAGTATGATGAGAACGAGTTCACCTCGGCGGACATGGTGGGGGAGCTGGCGCCTACCGGATGACGGTAGGGCGCATATAGCCTAACACAGCCCATGACCAATCTAAGCGCTATCAAGCTGGCGCTACGCCGCGTAGGTCTATCGCAGAATTCGTCTACGTTCACAACGAACGGACGCGAGTATCTCAACCTGGTGGTCAAAGAGATCAGCCAGCGAGCTACGTGGGAGTGGTTGTTTAAGAACTCCACGATCACCACGGTAGCCTCGCAGAAGGCGTATAGCCTGGCCAGCGATGTCCTGGAGCCGTTGTCGTTCCGCAATAGCTCGCAGGACTACTCGATGATCATGGCTGGCCCCGAAGAGATAGAC